ATATTGAAGTCGAGAATGATTGTATCGTAATATCCGATGTTGAATGATTCTTGACAAGGTATACATAATGCAGTATGATTCGATTGTAACTAATTTCTATTATGGCTAAAGGATTCACAGTAAAGGCAAAAACGCCAGCAGGGTCTGGGAATGCTCCAGTACCTGAATGGGATTATGATCTTGCCAAACAAATGGTAAAAGGAAAGGCAATTGTATTTTGTCTTCCCGGACGGGGAGTATCTTATACTTACTTGAAAAATTTTGTTCAACTTTGTTTCGATCTAGTGCAGGCAGGGGCAAGCATCCAGATCTCGCAGGATTATTCCTCCATGGTCAACTTTGCAAGATGCAAATGTCTTGGAGCAAATGTACTGCGAGGACCGGATCAACTTCCCTGGGATGGCAAGTTAAAGTATGATTGGCAACTCTGGATTGATTCGGATATTGTATTCAATAGTGAAAAATTCTATCAATTGGTATTGATGGATAAAGATATTGCAAGTGGATGGTATTGCACCGAAGATGGTCGCACCACATCAGTTGCTCATTGGATGGAGGAGGATGACTTCCGAAATAATGGGGGTGTGATGAACCACGAAACTATCGAGAGCATCTCCAAGCGCAAAAAACCATTTACCGTAGATTATGCCGGTTTTGGATGGTTGTTGATTAAGAACGGAGTCTTTGAGCACGAAGAGATGAAGTATCCATGGTTTGCTCCTAAGATGCAAGTCTTTGAGTCTGGTGATGTACAGGACATGTGTGGAGAAGACGTATCATTCTGTCTTGATGCCATTGATGCTGGTTTTGAGATTTGGTGTGATCCAAGGATTCGTGTGGGGCACGAGAAGACTCGCATTATTTGATATGTCAACAAGGTATGATATTCTGTGTAATGGCACAGATCTTTATAAAGACCTAGGGCAAATTGAATACTTTGAAAGGATGGAAGACCTTGCTCTGGAATATTATCAGACGGGTTTTCCGAACCCCTCGGAACTAGAAACTAAAATGTATGAGGTAAAAGAATGAGAGGATTTATGAAAAATGGGAACTTTGTTGTTTCCACACCAAAGAAGACTCGTCAAGGAAATAGTCAGTATACCAAGACGGCGGCGAGTTCTCGTAACTCGGCTAAGAAAAGGTATAGGGGACAAGGAAAGCGATGAGTCAACTGCTTGTAAATCTACCTGCATATAAGGTATGGGTAAGAAAAGAATACTTACGGGATTTGCAAGACGGATATGGTGAATTTGTTGAGGGCGTCTGGGTATCGGCAAAGTCGATTCCTGGGCGTGCTTTTTATTTTGAGACTTATTTACCAGAATACGGTGCAATGTTTGATAAATTACCTATTTCGGCATTTGTCGCCAGTCCTGAGACTCCTGAACCGGATCTTGATCTACCAAATTTACAGTTTTGGAACTGTATGGATTATGGTGTAATTAATATTTGTAAGCAATTTACTGCTTCAATGAGTTGGGAGGTTCGTACACGTCATTTTGGTACCATGACTGGTAGTTATATTTGCACATTAGACAATTATCATGCCGATTGTGACACTATTGACTATTCAACTAGTGAAATTCCTCAAGAACACAAGTCATTTAACCTGCTTGAACTTGATAATGGGCAATTTGCACTGTATCCAAACAACAGATGTCGCATTTATGATGTTAGTTTGACTCCTCAAGAGCCAAAAATACCCGATTTTAAGGTTTCGACTGAGTATTATCAGGTTGAAAACGGTATTAAGTGGGGTAGATTGGGTGATACCGACGAATATTTCTGGAAAACACCCGAAGAAATAATGTCTGACATTGATGATCAGTATTCTCATCGCTTTGGAGAACCAAATAAATAATAATTCAGGGATAGCAACCCCTTTAAAAGTTCTGATTTCACTAATCGGAGCTAAAATGGCAGTCTCACCAGTCGATAGAAACGAAAAATACATGAAAGAGATGTGGGGAACCACTAAACTTATTACAGATTACAATTCATTGCCTAAAAAGCAGGTATTGCAAGAGGTTATGCACGATGATTTGAGTGATGAGTATAAAATTCCAGAAGATCGTCTCTCAAAACCTTGCGGAGGATCTAATGGATTTGATGATTTTGTCGAAAGATGGCACGAATGACACTATAAATAAATAAAAATCTCGTGATCAATGGCAATTAGGAGGATATCAAGAGGATTTAAAGACATTAGTTTGTCTTTTGAACCTCATCCTGTAACAAAAGATCTCCAAATTCTTAAAAATGAAGGTGCGATACGTAGATCTGTAAGAAATATTGTAGAGACTATTCCCACAGAAAGGTTTTTCAATTCTTCATTGGGATCCGATGTGAGGGATAGTCTTTTTGAGTTTATTGATTTTGGTACTGCATCTGTAATTCAAAGTCAAATTGAAGTTGCAATCGAAAATTTTGAACCAAGGATAGATAATCTTGAAGTTTATGTTAATCCAAATCCAGATCAAAATTCATTTGATGTGACAGTTGTATTTGATATTATTGGTCAAGAGATTCCGACTCAAGAATATACATTCCTCTTAGAGGCAACAAGATAGCAATATGCCTTTCACTAAATTTACAAATCTAGACTTTGATCAGATAAAAACATCCATTAAGGATTATCTACGTGCTAATTCTACATTTACGGATTTTGATTTTGAAGGATCAAATTTTTCTATATTAATTGATACTCTAGCATATAATACCTATATTACTGCTTTCAATTCGAACATGATTGTGAATGAATCCTTTTTGGATTCGGCAACTCTTCGTGAGAATGTAGTTTCTTTGGCAAGAAACATTGGATACGTACCACGTTCAAGAACAGCAGCAAAAGCTACAATATCATTTGATATCAATGGTATTAATTCTTCACAATATAGTTCTGTCGTCCTTAGAAGGGGTCTAGTATGTACAGGAAGTGTTAATGATACTTCGTATACATTCGCAACTCCAGACAACGTACAGACGACTGTAGATGCCTCAGGCACTGCTTCTTTTAATGTTGATGTATTGCAGGGTACATTTTTACAAAAAGCATTTAGAGTTGACTCATCTCTAGACCAAAGATTTATTTTAGATAATTCATATATCGATACTTCTACGATATCAGTATATGTTAGTAATGAAGAAGGTGTTCTTGGTAATGAATATACTTTGGTTGATAATATTTTTAATGTAAATTCTGAATCAAGAATATTTTTAATTCAGGAAATACAAGATGAAAAGTATGAATTATTATTTGGTGATGGATATATTGGCAAAAAACTTGAAAATGGTGCAATTGTAACAGTCAATTATATTGTTACTGATGGTAAAGATGGTAATGGAGCTGGTGGAAAAGCAGGGCAAGAAAATATATTTTCATTTTCAGGAACAATAGTTGATAATACAGATACACCAAGTCCTATTAATCCAGGAACAGTAGTTATAAAAACCGAACAGAATGCCATAAATGGATCTGATTCAGAATCTATTAGTTCTATTAAATATTTTGCTCCAAGAATTTACTCCTCTCAATATAGAGCAGTAACTTCAAGAGATTATGAATCAATTATAAAAAAGATTTATCCTAATACAGAATCTGTTTCAATTATTGGTGGCGAAGAATTAGACCCACCAGAGTTTGGAACAGTTTCAATTGTTATCAAACCAAACAATGGAACGTTTGTTTCTGATTTTAATAAAAGAAGAATTTTGTCAGATTTAAAACAATATAGTATTTCTGGAATTAATCAGAAAATATTAGATTTAAAATTATTATATGTTGAGATAGATTCATCAATTTATTTTAACTATTCTCAAGTATCAACAGAAGAATCTTTAAAAACAAAAGTAACTAATTCTTTAACAAAGTATTCAGAATCTGTTGATTTAAATACTTTTGGTGGGCGGTTAAAATATAGTAAATTACTTCAGGTTATTGATTCTACAGATAGTGCAATAACTTCAAATATAACAAAGATACGAATAAGAAGAGATTTAAAAGCAGTATTAAATCAATTCGCACAATATGAATTATGTTTTGGTAATCAATTCCATGTCAATTTGGGTGGATATAATATAAAGTCTACTGGATTTAAAATCAGTGGAGAAGCAGATACTGTCTACTTTACTGATGTTCCAAATGAAGATAAAAAAACTGGGGTTATATCAATAGTAAAACCAGTTGGAGATACAAATAGAGTTATTGTAAAATCTGCAGGAACTGTTGATTATGTTAAGGGAGAAATTGTACTAACAACTATAAACATAACTTCTACATCGGTAGAAAATGGAATTATTGAAATTCAGGCATTTCCAGAATCAAATGATGTGATAGGTTTAAAAGACCTTTATTTAAATTTTGATATCTCAAAAAGTACAATAAATATGGTAAGAGATGTAATTGCTTCTGGGGATGAAATTTCTGGAACATTATTTGTAAAAGATTTTTATACATCAAGCTATTCAAACGGAAATCTAATAAGAAAGTAATATGATACAAACAGGATTTGAATCTAGAGTAAAGGTTCAAGATATTATTGAGAATCAAATTCCAAGTTTTATTCTGAACGAAAGTCCAAATGCTTCCACTTTCTTAGAGCAATATTACATTTCTCAAGAATATCAAGGTGGTCCATCTGACATTTCTGAAAATTTAGATCAATATTTAAAAGTTGATAATTTAACGCCAGAAGTTGTTGTCGATAGCACATTAGTTACTTCTGGAATTAGCTCAACTGATACAACAATATATGTTTCTAGTACGAAAGGATTTCCAAATAAGTATGGATTATTAAAAATAAATGATGAAATTATAACTTATAGTGGA